TCGGCGGACAGCCATACAGTCACGGCCTCGCCGTAGTCTTTGAGCCTCATTGGTCGTTCCCCTTGTTCCACAGAGGCGCCGTTGCGCCGGCGAAGAGTAGGGCGAAGAACGCGGCGGCGGCGGCGGTTGCTAGGATCATGGTAGGTTCTTTGGTTAGGCGCGGGACCATCCCGGCGCGTGTAGATATACGGGCGGGAGCGCCGGCAGGTTGACACAAAAAGGGGGCAAGTGCAAATTTTAGGGTTTATCCTAGGCGCCTCGAGGGTATTCGGACCCCTCCACCGTGCCCGCCGGACCCCTCCACCGTGCCCGGCGAAACCAGCTCGAGCGTAGGCCGTTGCCCGGCAAGGGCATAGCGTACCCTACAACGGTACACTGGCGGCAATGTACGGGAATACCCTAACGCCAGGACCCCCATGGGGACGGTGCTGCCGACGAAGTATTGCGTAACGACTTCAGACTTTTGCCCCAAAAATTTCTGCTACTAGCTCTTCTTCTTCGCCGTCTTCTTAGAGCGCTGGAAGGCCGCGGCAGTCGGAGCGCCTTTACTTCCAGGCTTACGCATCTTCTCGCCGCTTCCTGCTTTGATGCGCTGGCGCTTGGCGTTGATGTTGGCGTACAGGCCTTTCTTCTTAGTCATAGATCACCACTCGAGTCAAACATCATCAGGTTAGACACATAACGAACATCACATCAAACACAAACATAAGTACCCCGCCATATACAGGGGCCAACTGGGATGCTCCCAACACTGCCCCTATGTCCTGTTGTTGATCCTGTTGTAGATCCTTATGTTGATCCTGTTGTAGATCCTTATGTTGATCCTGTTGTTGATCCTGTTGTTGATCCTGTTGTAGATCCTTATGTTGATCTTTGTTGATTGTCCGTTCACCGGATCCTCCGGGTCACGGCAGGTCCCTATATAGGGCCTTTAGGGGCCTCCCCTAGCTAGATCCCTCCATAACAACATCAACAGAATGCGCTTTCCAGAGGGTGTGCCTGCGCTTCAACAGGTAACATCTGTAAAACCAGTGTATGGTGCTGGAATCGGCCCTACGTCGCTCTGTACGGTCACATGCATGCAAGAAAAGCCCACACCCAACGACCCGCTCTTTCGTGTGCAGGTCACAGACGATCAGAACCTCCTTGTTGCACTCACTGACAACGACGGGGGGTACGAGGTCGAGCTTTCAATCCGTGACGGCCTCCTCCTAGCCGCTCTGCTGGGCCGGGCGGTCGAAAAGGTACTGGCGGTCAAGAAAGCGTCCGCGTCCAACACAGAGGCTCCTAGCCCCCTTAGAAACGATGCCTGAAAAGCAAAGCAAAATGAGCCCCGAAGACAAGACTTTGGACGCGCTTTTGGATCAGCTGATCCTCGAGCTGTCGGACCTGTTTGTTGACGACAACGACGATCCGGAGGGTAGCGAGTGTGGGCAGTAGTCCCCGAGTCCTGTCGCTCTGCGCCGGCATCGGAGGGTTGGACCTTGGGATCCGACGAGTGTTTCCAGCTGCTCGAACAGTCTGTTACGTGGAGAGGGAAGCAGCGTGCATCGAAATCTTGGCAACGCGCATGGAAGAAGGATCTCTGGATCCAGCACCTGTGTGGACGGATCTCAAGACCTTCGACGGCACAGATTGGCGTGGAGCAGTGGATCTCGTCGCTGCGGGATACCCCTGTCAGCCGTTCAGCCACGCTGGTAAACGAAAGGGCGCAGACGACCCTAGACACCTCTGGCCTGACGTTGCGCGAATCATCAGGGAAACCCAGCCAAGGGCTCTTGTTCTTGAAAACGTCCAAGGACACGTCAGCAAAGGGCTGCGAGAAGTCCTGGAAGAAGTTGCCCAACTGGGGTTCGATGCAGAGTGGGGTGTATACAGCGCAGCCCAAGCCGGACTTCCCCACCGCAGGAACCGACTCTTCATCTTGGCCTACCGCAACGGTGACGGATGCCTCGGGGAGTGGTTACGCCTACAGCAATGGCGATCACAACAAGGTAGTTCTGAAACTGCCGGGAGCAGCAAGCAACTGGCCTACACCACAGGCTCGCGACTTCCGCTCGCCCGACTTGGAGGGAAGCGGGAACTACAAGAGGAAGGTATCGAAAGGTTACACAATCGACCTGAACAGTCGCGCGAGCAGCTGGCCGGCCCCGACAGCAAGGGATCACAAGGATGGGACCGATCCCAGTCTCAAGGTCCCGACCAATGGACGGTTAGGCCTCTCGGCCCCGAGGACGACTGGAGCGATGTTCCCGAATACCTCTGGCCTGCGACTCAATCCAATGTTTGTGGAGTCCCTGATGGGCTTTCCAATCGGGTGGACCGCCTTCGCGCCCTTGGCAACGCAGTCGTTCCCCAGCAAGCCGAACTAGCACTGACGCATCTACTCAGCAACATCACACAAAATGACTGACATCAACGACATCAACCAGCGCCTTACGCGCATCGAGCAGGCGCTTTCTGTGCCGATCTTGGCTTCTACGCCTATTCTGCCGGAGCCTCCTGAGCCCCCGCAGCCTCCTGAGCCCCCGCAGCCTCCTGAGCCCCCGCAGCCTCCTGAGCCTCCTGAGCCTCCGCAGCCCCCGGACCCTAGCCAGTTCGTGGCCTTGGATCACGTGGGCAACACCGCGGAGCAGAACAAGAACTTGCGGCTGCGGGCTGTCCGTTCTACTCGCGGTGACCGGGCTCCGGTCTCTACGCTTGGTGATGTGAAGCGGTCAGACTGGAACAGCGGGGACGGCGACCTTCTTACAGAAGACCTCGAGTGCGTTGTCCCTGAAGGGCACGCCCAGTGGGCTTCAAACCTGCACAAGAAGCTGGAGGTACGCCCTGGGACGTACACATGGGACAATGTGGGTGTTTCAGCGGGTCGCTACGCTCGTCAGCTGAAATGGGGCACCCGTGAGTTCAATGCCCCGCTGCGGCGCTTCTTGAGCTGCGACTTCACTGGCATTCCGCGTGAGCACGGCCTGTACGTGTCCAACTACGAAGGCACTGAGGTCAGGGACTGCACGTTCCTCCGCTGTGGTAGCCAAGGGGTGCAGTTTGCCCACCGTCCGCTCCCATACCAGCAGTACAGCGCAGACAATCTGCCGTATGCAGAGCCGCCGGTCCACATCGTGGAGAACAGCCACTTTGTTGACAACGCCTACAAGGGTGACCGGCCTTCGTTCAACCTGACGTACTTCAACCCAGGCACGTCTAAGTACCCTGGCACGATTGTAGTCGAGAACAGCACGTTCGTATGCGACTGGCCTGAGCCCAAGTTCTACAACGGACGCGAGTTGCGCTCAACTGGGGCAATGGTTGTGGGCAACATGCAGGGCAATGAGCCGCTTCAGGGTCATCCGATGATGGATTCTGTGACGCTGCGGAACAACCTGTACGACTTCACCAAGAACGACCGAGCCATTGTCGAACTGCGGTCTTGTGAGGAGGTCGTGATTGAAGACTGTGCCTTCATCGCACGTGATTCGCGCTACCCGCTGGTCATGATTGACCAGTACCTCGACGCCGACGCGGCAATCAAAACCAAGGTCATCACGCTTCGCAACACGCACGCTGAGGGCGGGACGGGGTTGAAGGTCGCCATGCTCGATGGCTGGACCAAGGCGTTTGACATGCACTGCCCCGGTCAGGAAGTTGTCATCAACGTAGAGACCGGGACTGCCACCAGAAAGAACCTTTTCTAGTACCAACAACAAACACGCATATGACAGCAAAGATCCTACATGAGTTCACATTTGGTCGCGACAGCCGCTACACGCTCGTCTTCAGGGACGACGGGGCTACAACAATTGAAGCAGGGCTACGGCAGGTGGCTCGCTACGACAGTGTTCGACAGGCCTTCCTCGACATCCTCGAGCTGTTCGCATCGTTCCCGCCGGAGACAGAGCCGGATCGGCTGCTGCTGACCGCCATCATTGACGTTCTGGACGCTGCCGTAGAAGAGTAAGCGTTTTTCGGTTGTGGCTTGGGCGCGAGTATGCTGTCATCTAGGCGCGGCGTGGGCGTCAACGGCAGAAAGCGCCCAGTGATGACGCCGCATGGCAGGTGAGGCACCGTCTGGGAGACTAGGCGGTGCCTCTTTTTAGATACGGCCTCTTGTCTCCACGACCCGCCACCTCCTGATTGTGGTACGCATGCCCGCTGCCAACCGCAAGGTCTCGAGACAGCCAAGAGTTGGCTTCAGCGCCCGTCGCCTCGTCGGTGTCAAAGCGTTCCAACATCTCTTCAATCTCTTCCATCTCCCGCTGACGCATCACAGCGTGCGCCTCTCGGCTCATACTCTCCACCATGAAGCCCACGCCCATTGCCAAGGCATCGACCCGGTCATCGTGGGGGAGCGATCCGCGCTCGTAGGAGATGTGCGTTGCTTGCCAAAACATCTGGCGGGCTTTGTGAAGCTCCTCGCTGTCGTCCTTGCGAGTCTTTGCGTCCTGCTCGATGGTCTTTTCGTGGAAGATGATTCTGTGGCCTTCAAACACAGGCGACAGTGTGTCGATGATGCGCCGCTCCTTCTGCATCGTGTTGCGTATCTCTTCGATACTGCACGGGTAGATGCGGGTCAGCGTGGGTCGCAGCAGCTGACTGAACATGCCATCACCAAAGTTTGACTCGATGACGATGGTGTTTGCTTTGACACGCTTGGCTTCCCGCGCGATTGCGTCTAGGCTGGGCTGGTCATAGCCACCAGGGAGGCCAAACACCGAATGAACAAAGATGTAGCCAGACAGGGAGCTGAGGGCAACGCAGGCGGTCTCGTCCTTACCACGTCCAGACGGGTCAACACACAGGATGGTCTGCTCAAACGGGACCAGCTCGCCGTAGGCCTCTTCAGGGGCAAAGAACCCATCACCAACGAGGCCAGGGTTGTCGTGTCCGGTGATCTTGGCTCGAGGGTGGTTGGTGTGGACGTAGACCTCGTGTGCCTTTTTGGGCGTGAACGCAGCAAACATGGCGTCCTTGATCTTGAGCGGGTACTTGTCCGTGTCCGACAGGCTGGTGTCAAGCATGAACTGGAGTGCAAACTGGGCTCGCCCGTACTCCCGCCGGCGTGTCTCAATCTCCAACCGAGTGAATCGGCGGGGTTCGGTCGGGGCGCCGGCGTCAATCTCCAGCTCCGTGATGTCTGGCGCCAAGCGGCCCGCGTACTTCATGGACTGCTCGTCCGTGGGCTTCATGATGGGCCAGATGCGGCACTCGTAGCCCCGCTCTTCCATCGTTCGGTACACCGAGTTTTCGGTCTGGGGCGTACCGAGTGTGCGGACCTTCGGGTAAATGCCGCGCTCTTCGTCTCTGGGCAGGAGGATAGCGGAGAACTCCTCAATGCGCGTGACAAGGCGCTCCCGCATCAGCGGTGTCTCGGAGTTGTTCCTGACCTCGATGTCGTCAGGGATGATGGTGGTAGCACGGGACCCCGTAATCTGCCCTGTAATACCCCGCGAGACAACGGACGGGGACTGCTGAGGGACGCAGCAACCGACTTGGAACGACACGGAGCTGTCTTGGTCGCCTCGCTCAACGTCCGGGCGCAGGTGGTGGAGGATCGGGATTTCGTCGATCAGACGCCGGCAGAACTTGGTGAACAGGTCTGCGCGGTCTTTGGAGGCCGACAGGCACAGGATCATTTCCTGCGGGTCGATTAGCAGGAGCCAGCAGGCATACGCTGATGTCAGGTACGACTTACCGGCGCCGCGGAACGCCTGAATGATGAGCTTGTCGGGTCCGAACTGGAGGTAGTCGCAGATCGCCAGCTGTAGCGGCGTGGGCTCAGGTAGTTGTAGGTGCTTCCACACCACCCGCGCGAAGTTTTTGAACAGACGAAACGGGTGGTCTTCGGGAAGGTGCGGTCTCAAGAGTGGTCACCAAAGATAAGTTCAAAGAGCGCCGAGTACACAACTCCCCACACTGCCCCTTGGTGTGGCCCGGTGTAGTCGTGCAGCAGCGCGTGCGCGTACTCATGGACAAGAACCTCGTCTAGCTGCGAGGACCGTAGCCCCTTGTTGATCTTGATGACGAAGCTGTCGGTCGCATCCACGTACTCGCAGAGGCCTTCGTCATCCTCGAGGGCTACTAGCTTGACGGTCACGGGCCGAGACAGCGGGTGAGCGTGGCGCAGCACCGTCAGCGTGTCCCAAACCGTAATGTTCATTTCAATAGTCTACTGACAAACGCTGTTAGCACAGAAACCGCAGTTCCAGCCATAAGCCCCCAGACAGCTGCTTGGCTTTTTAGGCGGATCACATCCGCTTTGACTGCGGCATGGCTGGTGTGTAGGCGGTCAATAGCCTTCAACAGCTTGACTTCGCTGTGTTTGACCTCTTTCCGCATCTCTGCCTCGCATGACGACACGTGGTCGCTGAGGCGCTTCAGTTCACTAAGCACAAGTGCGCGGTACTCCTGCCAGCCGTCATCGCTCTCACCCATCACCTTTGTCCTCGTTGAGCACCTTTACGTCGTCAAACGTGATATCGTCCCATGCTGTTTGCATGACTTGAGACTCAAAGCCCTCTGTGTAGTGCTTGCCGCCGCGTCCTCCACGGTCGTTGAGGTACTTGCGGCACACCTCCATTTCAGATGCAGTCAGCTCAGGCTTTTGCAGTAGCCGCAGCACCTGCTGGTGCATCAGGTCGTCAAGGTTGTCCATCAGTTACCTGCCGGCAGATACCCAGGGTTGGTGCTGAGAGTCAGCGTGGTCGGACGTGCAAGGATCACATCGTCGGTGCCTGTCGAAATGACGCTGATCCGCAGGTTCATCGGGTTGCCGGTGACGGGCAGTTGGCCGGTCAGAGTGTAGGACTGGCAGTATTCCGTTCGCCCCACGGTGCCGGTTTGGGTCACATACAGGCCGTCAATTTGCAGGTACTGGTACAGCCCCGGAGTCTCACCTGTCAGGCCTTGTGGGAACGCAATCGTGCCCGGCGTCAGGCTTGCGCCAGTAATGGCGGGTTCTTCAGAGAAGCGATCCGTAATGCCTTGGATAGTGGCGTCAATGTAGTCGTTGTCCATGTTCAGCACGCGCGGGTTGCCGCCGGCTTCGTCGTAGAACAAGACGTTAAACCCAAGGTTATCAAGAGTCCAAGCACTAGCGCCTTGGGCCTTTCTAGCTCGCGCCAAGATGTTGAGCTTGAAGTTCCAGCCGCCTTGCACAGGCGTGACTTCAATAACCTTGTTGTTCGACGCGGCCTTGACCCGCGCGAGCTGCGTAGAAAACACCTCCATCGAAGCATCGCGCGAGTACACCGTTTGCGTCCAGCCAAGAGCGCAATCTAGCGCCGTGTCGCTGGGGTCGTGCGAGGCACTGGTCTTGATGTATCGACCGCCAAACGCATCAACGTACCCAGAAGTCAGCGGCGACAGTCCGCTAGTCGGGCCAGTGTCCGTAACCATAAACGTAGCAGTGGCGTGCGGCCGGTATTGCCACGCAGCGTCTGCGTTGCTTTTGACGTAGAGCCCGCGGTACTCTTTGCCAGAGGTTGCAGGCACTTGGCCTGTACCTGAAATCTGCGCGTCTACGTAGTTTTTAGTCGCTACTGCATCAGCAACAGTAGGGTCTGCGACGTTCTGGATTTGCAGGTTAGACTGCCCGCCACCAGTTGCATCCCAGAACGTGCGCGTGTTGTCGAGCGGCAGATAAAAGCCCGTGACAGCCGCTTGGTTACCTTCCACAATCTCTTGCAGGATGTGCAGCAGTTGCTTCGTAGCTGTCTCAAGGTCTACCGCACGCAGGCTAGATGCGTCAGTGAACTGCACCAAGAAGTCGTCGTCATCTAGGTCCGTAGAGCGCGTGACGACAACCTCTGAGGGATTGACGATAGTGCCCGTCAGAGTCAGCTCGCGACCGTTCAGCGTCCACTGCGTGGTCGGTGTACCTTCTACCGTAACCGTAAGGTACTTGTCCCGCAGTACATCAAACGACAGCGTCAGCGGGTTAGAGGTCCACGTGAAGGTTTCCTGGGAGTTAGCCATCAGTCAATGAGCGTGGGAGAAGGGTTGCGGCGTGCGCGGCTGCGGTCTCGAGCGGCCTGCCGGACTGCTTTGAACTCGCGTTCCAGTTGAGGGTTGTCCTTGGCGAGCTGCACAAAAGCGGCCCGCTTGTAGGCGTTCATCACTCGGTTGATTGCGAGCACACGCCCGCTGTCCTGGCCGAACGTGGTGGGCGACGGGTCCAAGGCCTGGTACTCCGAGTCTTGGAAGAGCAACCGCAGCGATTGACGCATCGTCTTACCGCGCAGCTTGATGGTGCTAATTTGGTTCTGCCAGGCGTCGTATGCCGACACACCGTCAACGTCCAAACGCTCGTCAAGCATGTTGATGCCTTCGTACCGTGTTGGCATTGAACGCCAGTCGTTCGGCACCTTTAGGAACTCGTTGCGGACCACGTCGTCTTTAATTTCCGTCACGCGCGTCGGGACAAATGCGTCAAGCCACGGCGAATCAGCAAAGTAACTGCGCGTGATCGGCTCGCCAAGTAGGTCCCGCTTTGTGTCAAGGCGCTGCGACATGCCGGGCACGCTCTGCATCATCTTGTCGCCAATGGTACGCGCATCGCGCATAACCGGATCGACGTTGATACCGATTTGACGGATAGAGGCTGGGACGGTCAGCGATGCAATGGTGCGTTTGAACCAACTTGCCGATGCGTCGGCGTCAGCCTCAAGAATGTTGACCAGGTCTTGCAGTCCCTGCATGAACGTCTTTTCAACTACTTGGTTTGCCGCAGCAGCAAGAGCCGACATAACCCCAAGGTCAATCAACTCATCTGTTTCTGGGTCGTCTGCATACTGCTTAAACTGAGCAATCTGCACCATATCGACCATGAAGCCAAGCCACGTTGCAATAGGCTCTGCGCGTGCGTAACTAACATAGCTGTCACCGACTCGAATTGAGAACGGCTGGAACCCTGCGGCAAGCCAAGCGCGGCGTTGGTTAGGGTCGGTCGGGCCAGAGCCTGTAATACGCGGAAGCTCGCCAGGGCCTTCCATTGTAACTACGCCAGGCATTGCCAGCATCGTACCGAACCCGCCCACAATGTTTGCCGCTAGGTACGACTGACCAACGGCTTGCCGGCGGATGCTGGGGTTCGGGCTGTTGATGCGTTCTGCGAAGTCGTCAAGCGAATCACTCAGGGCAGGGGCCGAAAACAGCTGCTTGTTAAGGTTGTCTTTCGCCAGACGCCACGAACCACCAACTAGGGTCTCTGTAGACGTGGCAAAGATATTGGTCGGAATGGTAAGGAACGGCGCAAACATCCGCAGGCTGGGGTGACGCCTTACAATGCCGGACACTGCATCGCCCAATGACACTGCGAGCCGTGCGGGCTTCGACATCGCGTCTGACTCTTGCAGAAGCTCCTTGAGCGGACGGTTGTACGTCATGCTCTGCGCCTTACGGGCAGCAGCTTCGTGGATGTTGGTGAAGTCCTGCGCGTCCACTTCAGTCTTAGAGGCAAGGCCTACTACAGCAGCGTCCGTGCTTTCGTACTTGCCTTCATCAACAGCCTGTGCAGCGCGGCGCATCAGACCGTCACCTGCAAACTGAGCGACCAGCTTCTCCGGCTCGTGCATAGCTTGCCGTGTCAGGTCCGCTGCAATTTGTTCAGCCTCAGCAGCAGGCAAACCTTTGCTTTGCAGGTTCCGCATAACACCGTGGTGGTATTCCGTCTGGAATACCGTCAGCTGTTGAATACGGTCAATACGCGCCGGCAGGACACGACCAGGCACAAGCGTGCTGTACAGGGCGCTGATGACCCTGCGAGTTGTCCCGTCTGTCTGCCAGCCTAGCTTGTCTGCAACAGCGCCGGCCACGCGATCAACCTCTCGGCCTTGACGCAGTTCAGTCTGCAACCCAAGGTTGTGCATGACCTTACCCATGTCGTCACCCTTGAGCGCCAGCTTGAGAATGTTGTAGCCATTCTTCATCATCATGGTGCTCTTGCTCATGTCGTCCCGCACCTCGCCCATGATTTTGGCAGCAAAGTTAGGATCGGCTTTAGTCTGCAACTCAAACGCCCTGCCGTACAACTCGGCCAAGGCCTTTGTCGGCCAGACGAACAGCGGTGATGCTAGACCGATGGCAAGCGTTTTCGGGCCAGAGATGACGTTGGTGACAAACACCTCGGGGACAGCTTTGAACATGCCTTTGATAATTCCGCCCGCGCTCATGGCCCCCAACGCCAGATCTGCCTGGATTTCCTTAGCAGCGTCAACGGGATCAGGCGTCTTCTTCATCGTCTTGAGGATGCGCTTCTGCATGTCCGCAAGCTGCTTGCGAGCCGCAGGGCTAGTGCGTGCCTCAATAGCAAGCTGCCTGTAGGTGTCGAGGAGCTGCTGC